TCACTTGCTTCTAATCCTCTGACTTGAGGTAATGCGGCTTCAATCTTGTCTAATGCTTCTGCTGTATCTGTTGTTATTTCTTCCATAGTTTCAGGCAAAGCAATGGTAATTCCTCTATCATTGTTTTCGGGAAGATCAAATAATTCTTCTAATTTTTTTGTCATAAAGTATTTATTTACTTACGTGAACCGTTTCTAAAAAGGTCATCTTCAGTTATAACTCTAAAGGTGTATCCTTGTTGTTTACAGAAAGCCATAGCAGCCTGCCATTTAGCGTGATTGATTGCCACAACCATTCTATCTTTAGCACTAGCAACTTTACTCTCAATAAGACTTTGTTTTTTTGGTTTTATTTCTACTACTTCGGCTATTTGTTTACCATACTTGTTTTGATAAACTACAAAGAAGTCGGGTATATATATTGTTGGTTTACCTGTTAATGGGTGACGATAAGGCACACTGAATGATTCACTAGCCCAATATAATACGCTCTTGTTACTATCACAGAAGGTCATAAATGTAAGTTCCCATCCACTACGATATCTAGGTGTATGTTTACCTACATATTTTGCTGGATTTTTGGGAGTATATAGACCCTGTGCATACTTAGCCATTACAGAACTATATTTCTAGCAACAGATTGATTGGGTTGTGGTACAGTACCTATACCATATAATGCTGTTTTACTTTTAAAACTGTTAAGATAGTATGTAATAACAGTATTCATCTCTAACTTGTTATTCAAACCTCTAATATAATTTAATAAATCTAATACAGGTACTTGAGTTTGTTGTGATATTCTAAATAAATGTGCGGTGAAGTTTGCGGCTATTTGTTTTGTATCGCATACTGACGCAAAATATCCATTAACAATATCAAACTCATTACCATTGACTACTAAGTCAAATGCGTAAAAGTCGTCAAATATTCTTACTGTTGAATCAATTTGAGTTCGTGTGTCAAGTATTCTAGCCATGTATAAATCTCCTAGAAGTATTTATACATTTAACCTTGACCGGAACGTATTCCTGTAGCTGTAACGAATCCGGCTGTAGCTCTGCCAATTGATGGAGGGAACGCCAATACGTTAGGAGTAGGACTACCTGCACTTGCAATACCTGCAGGTGTTACACTGTAACCGGGATAGTATGTAGTGCTTCTAACTGTGCCAGGGAATGCTTGGCCTATTGATTGAGTTAGAATACCATTTATATCGCCTTTTACTACTTGTTTTAAGTTTGTATTCTTAAACGTATTATATGCTGTACCTGCAATTTGTGCGGCAGATAAGAAATTTCCATCGTTTAAATCTTTTGTGAACCCACCAACTGCATCTACTAGACCACCTTGACCTAGTATAGTTTGATTTGAACCTAATCTTGCAATAGGGCTACGTGTAGTGTCATAATTAGAGTTGTCACCAAAGCCAGGAACCGTATTACCCGGAGTTTTGCCATCAAGTGCGCCTTCTGAATATTTTACTGTTTCATAATCAACTGTCATTTGATTAGTCATTGTACCATTACCCTGTGAGTAATCATAAGTATCGTGGCTAAAACGTGTAATAATAGGATTTATCAATGTATATAACACAAAGTTATGTTGGTTAAAACCATATATTTGTATGTTTTTGAAAAACGGTATTTTACTAATACCTTGTGAAGCACTACTTACAGTTTGAGATGGTGTAGCAGTGTCACCTATATAACCCCAATCTTCGTCACCAATGATTGAAGTTTTGTATATGTTACGTGAGTTATAATCTGCTGATAGATTTAATGGTGCATTTGTTGGTGGTTGAGGTCCCACTCGACCGGCTGTTGTTATTACTGGTTTAGTTGCATCTTTGTAATAGTATGTGTAGTAGTTATACCACATATTACGAATGCTATTACCATTATCATCGTGGAATGAAATTTCTATAGGATCATATTTAATTTTTGTTTGAACAATACGTTTGCGATTGTATTGATTCATCGTGTGAGTATCAAACGCATATGAAGGTAATTTTACTGTTTTAACTTCTAGACCAAAATTAGTTCCATTAGATAAACCCACTGAATACGCAGCCGGGTTTATTTCAAAATATACATGGAATAGAAACTTAAACTTAGGTGCACGTTGATATGCATTAGGTCTGAATGTTTTACTAGCGTGATAATAATCACGCAGGTAGTCATTGCCGAAGAAACCGTCAGCCGTGCCTTTTAGTAAGTTCTCAAAGAATCCAGACATTTAATATATTAAAATATGTTAACCTTGTCCAGAACCAATACCAGTAACAATAGAACCGCCTAGAACTCGACCGAATGCCGCGCCCACGCCAGTAGCAGTTGTTGTATTACCTGGGGTTGCAGCCTGAACAGCATTGTCATAGCGAATTGTCAACGCAATTGTTACAACTTCGTTTGTAGCATAATTCAATGAACCATAGTTAGCTGTCTTTAAATAGCAACCATAACATTCCCAAGCTTCTAATATAACCGGAACATTAGTACCGTTACCACCGTCTAACATTTCAATGTTAGTTTGGAACTTATAATCTTGACCAGTAGCAGCCGATGATTGTTCAACCATATCCAATTGCTTTTGAATTTGTTGACCAACTAACTTAGCAACACTGCCTGAGGCATCATCTCTAATATTAACTGTCAACTCATTCCAACTGTGTTTACCTGCCAAATACAATGTTGAATTATAAATTGGTATAGTAATTTCTTCAAAGTTAATTTGTGGTCTGTTGATATCCATTACTTGTTTTGTTAATTCAACAGTACTTCCACCTGTACCGATATTCAGAAAGTTAACTCTGAAACGATATTGTAGTTTGGGCATCAATAAACCCTGGTTTCCACCAGCGTTGTCTGACGCTACGGTCATGTTGAATAATGATTCTGAGGCTATAGCCATTTTTAAATCTCCTGTATTTTATTTATCTTTAAGATGATACCCCTTTCGGGGTATCATTTATACACCAGATATTTCACCTGTGTTTAGAACACGAACCGGGATATAGATGAATTCAGCCGCTTTTACTGGCTCAATTGCAACGTCTACCCATAATTCATTTCTATCTATTCTTGCTGGAGTGTTGTTACTGTCATCACATTGAACAAGATAATCATAGATACCGCGTTTAGCAACTAGGTCAACCATCAATGTTTGTATTACACCTGCAATACTGCTACGTGTTATTGTGTCATTAGGTTCAAATACAAACGGTCTTGCTGCCAATGTTAATTGACGGCGTACATAGTTTATTAATCGTGCAACGTTTGTTCTATCTAACGCACTTTGACTGTTAAAGCTATTCTTGTTACCATAATTCAACAAACCAATACCAGTAAAGAATACTAGAGGATTGATGAAGTTAATATATAATACATCACGAATACCTAAGCGTGTCTTAATTGGTACAAACTCACCAGTTGTACGATCCAAGTAACCAATGTTTAATGCATTGTCAATATTACCACGACGTGTACCGGCTGCCGCTAACCAAGGATACGCAATATTGTCATTACGTAAGAATGTACGCAACATCATATGTGATGCTGGAACAACAACTTCGTTACCACTCAAGTCATTTGTAATTCCACTTGGGTAGAATAGACCCAGGTATGTATTGCGTGTAACTAGACCAGCTTCACCGGTTGATGTTGCACCTGCGGTGTTGTTAGCCCAAGCTTGAATATCAGTAGCACTATCCTGTAATCCTAATGGAGTATCACCAATGATATAACCTGTTTCACCACGATCCGCATTTAGTACAACCATGTTAGGTTGTAGTTCTGGATAGTTAGGAGTAGCCATCAAGTTGAAGTAATTATCTTCATCACGAATGTCTGTGTTTGTATCAATTGCTGAACGCAATGACTGAACAACCATAGCACGTTGCGCGGCACGTCCCATATATGGTGCACCGCTAGCAGTGTTACCACTTACTGTTACCCAAGATGCTGTCTCTGTTGGATAGCTAGCTTCATCAGGGAAGTTAGCTGGAGTAAAGTAGTTACTACGATACTGCTTAACATTATAACCTGAACGGCGTGTGTTAAACAACAACATACCTTGTGGATATAGTGTTGGATTAGGAGCATCTAAATCTAAGTAATCGCTTGTTAACAAACTAACTATTGTTGGAATCGGATCATCAGTAATACTTGTAGTACCATTTGTTGCCCAACGTGCGTCTTGGAATAGAACACCCGTTGAACCTGTTTGGTCAGTATTGTTAATCAATACCCACGTATTCTCACCGTTAACAGACTGCCAACGACTGATTACAGGATATAATTCTAAATCACTTGTGTCAATCCATAAGTCACCGTATACCAATGCAGTGCCATCACTTTGTGTTGTAGGTGCTGTTGCACTAATGATAGGACCATTTGGATCAGTTGTATTTGTTCCAGTTGAAGCCGGTGCACCAGTTGTGTCATAGTTAGTATTCTTATAACCAATCCATGCACCACCCTTTTGAACCATAATATCAACTTGGTCAACCACAGACCAGAACCAGTTTGTGTTATTAGCTGGCTCAGTTACTGGTGCGCCTTCGTTTGCAGTGTAAGTAAATTCAACCCAGTTACTTAATTGAGTTCTATATTCTATGGGAGGGTTACCTGATACATAAGTCACCGCTGATACTGCACCACTGACAACTGTTGTTGCTTGAACAACTAAATCGTTAGTAGGGCTTGTGCCGCCAAACACTGTACCGGAAATTGTAATAGTGTCACCTACTGCATATCCGCTTCCACCTAAAGTTACACCGTCGCCATTTAAAATATAAACGCCATATGTTGACTGTGCTTGAAATGTTGCACCAGTACCACTTCCACTAGTAGAAGTTTGTGCTATACCAGTCAAATTTACAAATACGCTTGGGCCAAATTTAACACCAGTCGTTGTGCCTATTATAAAGCCAGCTTCTGTGATTAAACCCGTAGATGTTCCAGTTGATACAAATGATGAATCTACGTAATCAGACATAACAATTTCACCACCTTCAGTATGTGTCAACTGAATAGAACCTTCTGTTGTTACTGTTGCTGTTGTGTATGGAATACCAGCGGCATACCAAGCTGTTACAAAATCTGTAGCGTCACTGTTGTCGGCTAAAGTAAAATTATACGGTGAACTTAATGTACTACTTCCGGGAGTAGTTACGTAAACTTGCATATAATATGGACCGGTCGTGAAGTCAGGAGCTGTGTTACTACCTGTTACAACAGTAGGACCGGTTGCAATTCTCTCCCAAAAATATACGGGTGATGTTGTAGAAGAACCGTTGAAATTATATTGACCATAGATTGTTCCTGCAGGTATAGCTTGTCCACCTGTTGCATCTAACTCAGAAGTCACAGACCAATCAGATGTGGCCAATGATATATTTTTTGCAATCCATGAAGCTGTAGCCGCACTATATCTAGATATTACGGGTGTCAATCCATTACCGGCTGCACCAACCTTAATCCATACACTACCTGTTGGACGAGGCTGTGATTGACTGCTTGTCCATAATGGCATTTGAGCACTTGTTCCATATGCGACTAGAGCGGTATAATAAGTAGCTGCCGGAATACCCAATGAAGTAAACGAGCCTGTTCCTCCAATGACTACATTGGCGTTTGATGTACCAACAGTTGCTGATAGATATTGATCAGTAAATATACACAATCTACCGCTTCTAACTTCTGCACTTAAGTTGGTCCAGCCCAAATCATTAATTGCAGTTGCAATATCAGATACAGTATCACCGGATGAAATAGTAATAGTGTCAAAGAATAAACCAGACATATTAACAGTAAGTGTTCCACTAGCTGAAATTGTTGGGTTAGAAACGGTTGATGTAACTATAGGAATATCGTTTTTCCAAGAAGAACCACCCAAAATTACCCATACATTACTAGTTGTTTTATAATAATATGTTCTATCTGATTCTGATGGATCAGTTATTACTTGCATTGCATTTACTGCATAATCACCGATAGCACCAATACTCGCTAAAGGAACACCACCGGACATATTAGTAGCATCTGTTATAACTATAGGTGATTGTAATACAAACTGACCGAGTGTTGCATCAAATTCATATATACCCCAAGTAGAAGTAGTACTATCTAACCAATATGTACCATCAGCAGGGGCACCAGTTGGGCGACCAGTCTGACCAACTAAACTTGCTAGGTCAATATCGCAACGTAAAACGTAGCAACGATTTGTAACTCCTAACAATGAATAAGCCGCTAACAAACCGTATTCGTTTAATTCATAACCTTGAATTGGTGTACCATTTGTCGTTGTATAGAAGAAAGGTGTACCATATAAGTTTACTAAATCACGTTGACTTGTTACTTGATATAATTTGTTTGCATTAGCCGCAGTAGTAGCTACTGCTACACCTGTACCTGTAGCATTTGCTTTATTTTGTGCTGTTGCTAATAGAACTAGCGGAACTGAGCCTGTTGCGGCTGGTAAGTATTGACTTTCGTCGGTGATCGTTACTTGTACGCCTGGAGATGTTAATGCCATTTTATTTTTCCTTTATGTAAAATTATGAGGTTTACTACCTAAATTGCATACTATTATTTAGTAGAAAATTAAAAAAAGACGGTATTACCGTGCCTTCGAAGGTTATAAATACTGTATGTTAAGACCTATATGCAAGAGTTGTGGAAAGAATCACTGTGCTGTGAATTACATCCGTGAGGGTATCACACACTATCGCAGTGGGTGTGATGAATGTGGTCGTAAGAAGAAAAAGTTAAAGCCTAGAAAGGCTAACTGGACTAAGAGTGGTTATAAGAAAAAAGCCACGTGTGACTTATGTGGCTTTAAGAGTTTGTTCCCGACTCAAATGACGGTATATCATATTGATGGTAATTTAGAGAATATTGCTCTTACTAATTTACGAACTGTCTGCTTATGTTGTATTGAGGTGGTTAAGCGTAAAGAAATAACTTGGCGCCGCGGGGACTTACAGGTTGACCACTGAGTTCACTTGCTTGTGTAACTCATCAATGGTTCCGTTATTGTCAATATAATAGTCATACAATAATCCAATGCTACTATACTCGCTAGCGTGGACACTATAGTTACCTAACTCTACCATAGCTTTTAGTTTTTGTTCACTACCTTCAGGTTCATTATTGTAATCAACTGCGGCACTATACCAAACAGGTCGTTCTCCCCTACTAACTCGCATTGTGATGCCACCTACACTTTTAATAGAGTTAACTTCATTAACAAAGCGACAATCGGTAATCACAATGTTTTCATCAGTTTGGCGTAACTTATTCTCCACACTAGCTACCCAAATATCACTATGAAAGTTATTACGGCAGACTTCTGTTCCCCAGTATTGTAATACCCATCGTGGGGTGATTTCCATACCTAACCGATTACTCCACCATTCGTCACGTTGCTCACGCCAAGCTCTACTAGTTTTAGTAGAACCTTCTAAGTATTCTCTATTCCAACCAAAAACGGCTGCTACTGCGTCTTTCAATGATGCCGCAAAACTAACACGTTTGAACCCGTGAAATGTAGTAAGATAGTCAGCAATAGTATCTTTGCCGCTACCGATCAATCCCGTCACTCCAATAATCATATGGTAACTCCTATAATACATATTGTACTACAGGAGCTTTGTAATGTCAATTAGAATTTTCCCTATTATAGTCCTCAAATAATTCTTCTATCGTTTTGTGACATTTAGCACCCTTACTTGAATTTTCTATTTTTGGAATCAATCTTAAATTAGTCCAATGCCCAATCACTTCAGCCGGGATATTATTTTTAAATCCCTCACTAATACTATAAATGTGGTCTAAATGAAGGTCTCTACTTCTTGATAACCGATTAGGATTAATATCATAAAAATGGTAATACCAGTTTTTATTAGTGGCTAATTTAACAGCGTTATAATATTCTACCTCTAGAGTTCTATCTGTTCCCAAAT